CCCGGGTTTTTTGCCCGGGCTTTTTTTTGGCCATTAAATACCCACATATGCAAACATTACCTTTGTGGCCCGTGCTGATGTATGACTTCCAGTGGGCCGAACATGATCGCTACCAGTCAGACCTACGCAGGGTATGCTATGAACAACAGGCCACCCAACGCACCAGTGGTGTGGCACCTGATGCCAAGAGAGGACTATACGAAAGCGGATTTGATTTCGTCACCATTGAAGATCCTGCAGTAGAAGCCTTTAGCCACTGGGCGAAAAACTGTTTCTTCCAAGCCGCTGCTGCTGCCAATGCCAGATACTGGCCCAAGGGCATGAACGTGTCTGTGGAGATACACGAGTCATGGTGCCACATCACCCAGGACGGTGGCTATCACGACATGCATGTGCATCCCAACTCGTCCTGGTCGGCCATATACTATGTGGACATCTGTGACACAGATGTCACCACCAAGAACGGTGTGAACAGATTCTACAATCCCAACAACAGCATGTATCTGGATGCGGGCACGGCCTGGGTCACTGCCAACACCAGCATAGACATGTCTGCCGAAGCCGGCATGATGGTGGTATTCCCCAGTTGGGTACGCCACTCAGCCGTGCAGTATCGTGGTGATAGAGATCGCATTGTGATAGCCGCCAACTGTCGTATCCAGCCGGCAAACATGTCTTCGGTGGCCTTGAACATATGACCCAGCGGATCACGTGCCGCACCCAGTTTGACATCACGGCCACTGGAGTACGCAACAATTTCCACAGGAATCGCGTGCCTTTTGATACCGCCCAGGGCATCAGGATTGACACAGATCAGGCCTGGAATCGTGCCCGCAATCAGCAACGCAACTGGGAAACCATCAACCAGGTGCTGAGCCTGCGGGCCCTGCCCACGGACATCACGGATCCTGTGGTCATTGAGCAAGATGGCCTGCGACTGTGGCAGTTTGAATTTTCAGTGGAACAGCCCGGGGCCTTGGTCGCTGATGGTGATACCGTGGGTGCTCTCAAGCACGACTGTGTGGGTGTGCCCATGATCACGAACCTGACGGAAAACGCCGGTGTTGATGATGTATTGATCGTGGATCGCAACATCACATTCACCTGTTCACAATAAATAACTTATCAAAAGGATTGGTCATGGCAGACACCACAGAAATAGAAAAAAAGAGCCTGGAAGCCCACGTGGAACTGTGTGCTGAACGCTATCGTTTCTTGGAGAACAAACTGGAGATGGTAGAAGAAAAAATCCAGGATCTCAATACCGTGATCAGGGAAGTGCATGACATGGTGCAGGCCATGGCAGAAAAACGCACTGATCAGATCATGGCCTGGGGCCTGGGATTCATAGCCCTGCTGGTAGGCATGATCGGTTATCTCCTGGCTACCTACGTGATCAAATGAAAAAACACCAGGCCCTGGCTCGCCTGCAACAGTTGATCGAACCCGATCTGTTGGCTTTGGAACGCAACATCATCATCGCCGACGGTGCAGGATTCATAGTTTTTGGCTGCTATCGCATAGACCCACAGTCGGGCCACTACTGTGTGAGCAAGCACGGCCTTGATCGCGGCGAATTTTCCGCTGTGCCCACGGCTCTGAGTTGGTGCATAGCAGACAAATATCAACAGCATGGTCTCAGCACCAACATCATGCGATTGGAGCAGCAAAAACTCTTGCTCACAGCGGACATACACACACGCTCTACACTGAACACTCGTATACGATCTCAGGATCTACGTGAAAGTGTTGAAGCCAAACTTGCCACAAGACGTTCACGGCTGCAGCAGGTGGAAGAGAGATTGACCAAATGCGTAAATCTGGCTAAATATTGGCAACAACGAGGATTCAACAATGAAACTGCAAGAACTGGACGCACGCCGTCCCACCGATCAAGTCGCTAAAACACTGGCCACGCACATGGGCAACCGTGTGAGTTTTGACGCCCTGGGCGAAAGCCAGGCACGACACATGCTGACCAAGGTCCGCGGACTGCTGCGTGAATACAAATCCTCTGTGAGCCGGCATTTCAGTGAACGCAATCCTGACTATCTCCGTCTGATCATGCTGGAGCAGGCCCTGAGCCACCGGATCTCGGAGATGGATGCCCAGGCCATTGCCGTGGACATGAACGATCCCAAGACCCAGGCCATGATGAAAAAGGCCCAGAGCGGTCAAACACTCAATCCCGAAGAAACCAAGACCATGGCCGCCATCGCTGCCATGAAAAAAGAGTCTGTGAAGAAAAAACGCATGGTGTCTGAAAGCGAAGTGCAGCAGGCCCAGGTAGTGATGGCCGCACAAGACATGGTGGACAAACTGCAGGGCATGCTGGAAGATGTAAGTGAGATGCAGTTCAAAGATCTCCCGGCACTCACAGATGCCATCAAGAACGACACAGGCGTTGAACAGGCCACGCAGTTCCAGGCCGATGTCACTGCTGCACTTACCACGCTATTGGCAGCCATCCAGGCAGGCAAAGCACAGGTCGAAACCGCACAGGGTGTGCTCACAGGACAGGCTCCTGTGGTTCCAGGTGCCGACGCCACAGCCATGCCCGCTGGTGATGCGATGCCTGCTGGAGATCAATCTGCGGAAGTGGATGCAGATCTCAGTTTGGATGCCAATCTGCCTGCAGAAGAACCCGAAGCAGAAACACCCGCAGCCAGCCTGGGTCGTGAACGCAGATAATGCGTATCCGGGAAGTACAGACACCTCCAATCGATTCTGGCAAGTTAGCGGCCTTGGCCCAGTTCATGCTGGGCCGTGCCCAAGACACCGACGCCAAGAAAACCATCTCCATCCAGGCATTCATAAATCTCGCACATGGCATGGGCATCAGCCTCACAGCCGATCAACTGCGTACCATGGTACAACAACCGCCTTTGAACAATCTCATAGCCAATGTGGAAGGCGATGATGCCACGGGCACAGTGATATTCCGTGGTGGAGAGGCTGTGACAGACACCATGACCGTGGATCAAGCCCGTGCCACTGTGGACTCGATGGCCAAACGGGCAGCTAAAAAAGGCCTTTGACTTAGATCAAAAAGTGTTGTACAATATCTTAACATAGGAGAAGAACATGGCTTATTCAGATCGGGTCATCGACCATTATGAGAACCCCAGGAACGTGGGATCATTTGACAAATCGGACTCAGATGTTGGTACCGGTATGGTAGGTGCACCGGCCTGCGGGGATGTGATGAAACTGCAAATCAAGGTAGGAGAAGATGGAACCATCACTGATGCGAGATTTAAAACCTATGGCTGCTTGACCAGCAATGCTCCTGTCAATACGCCTACAAGCACTAAAAAAATAAAAGATTTAAAAATTGGAGATGAGGTGCTTGCATGGAACGGTTCGAGCATCGTGAATCAAAAAATCAAAGACATAGTAAAACATTCAGTCGGCGTAGATGATTTATTAGTGATAACCTTTCAAAGAGAGACCAGCAGGAAAAATATCAGACCAGGCACATTCAATTTAATCTGCACCAAAGAGCATATTTTTTGGAATGCAAATAACAAGCCAATTGAAGCACAAAATTTGGTTGTTGGTCAGGAACTCTATGAAATTACCGAATACGAACTTAGGAAGCTAACCAATGTTCGTCACAGAGATTGGTTAAAAGCAAAAAATAGCCAGAAAATGAAAACATGGAATTCGGCATTTGATCATTCTGTTCTTCCACAAAATCAACCAGGCTATGTTTGTAAAAATCTCAATGAGAAAAAGATTAAATCTTCACGGGCATCAAAAAAGAATTGGGCTGATCCAACATACATTGAAAAATGGTCCAAAGGTATGGAAAATAGAGATTGGAGTAAACCAACTTCTATTGAAAGAAAATTTATCAATCTATTTGAAGCACACAATGTAGGTGCAAGATACAGTGCAGGAAAAATTTGGATACAGAGTGCAGATGGTCCAATCAGTCCAGATTTCATTGTACCAGGTAAAAAGAAATGTGTAGAAGTATACACAAAGAACATGCCAAGGTTCATGCAGGATCGTTCTGACGAATCAGATTATGTTGAGAAAAGATCTAAACTGTTGAAGTCAGCAGGTTATGAAAGTTTATTTTTAGCCATCGAAGAGATCGATCAAGCAGTTGAGCAGGTAAGCAATTTTGTGCATAACGGCATGAAAATAGTGTCTGTCAAATCAATATCTCATCATAATCAACTGAGAGGCTGTGAGAGAGATGGAAAAAATGTAGTGGTATTCGATTTAAAATTAGAAGATGGTGCTCATGTTTTCTTTAGTAATAGAGTAGGATCACATAATTGCGGATCGGCAATTGCCAGCTCAAGCCTTGTCACAGAGTGGGTCAAAGGAAAAACTCTCGACCAAGCGACCACTATCAAAAACACTGACATCGCACAAGAGTTGGCCCTGCCTCCGGTAAAAATACACTGCTCAATATTAGCCGAAGATGCCATCAAGGCAGCCATAGAAGATTATCGCAAAAAACATGATCTCGCTGACTGATATCGCTGCTACAAAAGTCCAAGATTCAATACATAGACGTGGCCGCGGCCTAGGCATCCGTGTGGGTGTGCGGACCACGGGCTGTTCGGGCCTGGCCTACACCCTGGAGTATGTGGATCAGGAACAAGGCCAGCAGAATTGTGTGGCACACTACGATGACAAAGGTGTCAGGATCTATGTCAAACCCGAGCATCTGGTGTATCTGGACGGCATGACCATTGACTATCAGAAAAAAGGCCTCAACGAAGGATTTGAGTTCATCAACGCCAATGAACGGGATCGCTGCGGCTGCGGCGAGTCATTCCGAGTTTGATCAATAAGCGTTTTGATTATCAACCCATGAATCGTGTCACGGAGGATGGCCGACGATTGTATGCCACGCCCGACGGAAAGAAATTGCCCAGCGTGACCACCATCTTGGACAAGACCAAGCCGGAAGAAAGTCGCAGGGCCTTAAACGAGTGGAAACGACGTGTGGGCACAGAACATGCTCAGGCCATCACCACGGAAGCTGCCAATCGTGGCACTAGGATGCACAGTTATCTCGAACACTATGTGAAGACCGGAGAGATCAAGCCCGCTGGTACCAATCCCTATGCCTGGGCCAGCCATGTCATGGCACAAACAGTGATAGATCAAGGCCTTCACAATGTGTCAGAATTCTGGGGCGTGGAGATACCCTTGTACTTTCCTGGATTGTATGCAGGCACGTCTGATGGTGCCGGAATCCATCTCGGCGAAGCGGCCATCCTGGACTACAAACAGGCCAACAAGCCCAAGCGTCGTGAGTGGATCGAGGACTATTTCCTGCAATTGGTGGCCTATGCCTTGGCCCACAACGAAGTGCATGGCACACGCATACGCAAAGGCGTGATCCTGATGTGCGTGCGACCCGAAACAGACGACCAATTCAACATCACAAAACCACCAGAATATCAGGAATTCGTGCTGGAAGATGAGGATTTTGATCACTGGGAACAGCAGTGGTGGAAACGCCTGGAACTCTACTACTTGACCGCATAAATACCCAGAACATAGGTAAACTCACATGGCCATAGTACAAGTATCCAGGATCACGAATCGCAAAGGTCTCACTGAAAACCTGCCGCAACTGGCGGGTGCAGAACTGGGCTGGTGCCTGGACAGCCGCAGATTGTTCATAGGCAATGGTACCCTGCAAGAGGGTGCACCTGTGATCGGCAACACCGAGATACTGACACAGTTCAGCGACATCACCACTCTCAGCAACTACACCTATGAAGATGGTGCAGTGGGTTATGTGGCACAGACCGGGCCCACACCTTCGGATCCTGTGGTGCGTACTGTACAGGCCAAACTGGATGATTTCGCCGACGTGCGAGACTTTGGTGCTGTGGGCAACGGCATCGCCGACGACACTGAAGCCATCAATCGTGCCCTGTATCAACTGTATTGCCGCCAGGCCAACACACAGATCCGCCGCACGCTGTATTTCCCTGCGGGCACATACAAGGTCACGGAAAGCATCATCATACCAACCTATGCCAAGTTGGTGGGTGAAGGAGCTGACTGTTCGATCATTGAACTGGATGTGTCGGGAGATATCTCTTCTTTGAGTGCCTATGTGGCCAGATTCGGAGACAGCCTGCAACAGACCGGTGTGAACATCGGCAACAACGGAGCCACGGCACCCAGGAACATAGAGATATCGTCGATGACCTTCCAGACCGTGCCTGTGACAGATGTTTTCCTAGTGGAGCAGGCCACACAGTG